TCCTCAGGGGCGCGGCGTCGTGTTGGTTTGTGGTGTTGTGAATCCAAGTACGTCGTCAGTACACGTTCCAGTGGGGACGCATTGTGGTTTTTGGCACTCAGGTTTTGACCAGTTTTCATATTCTTGGCACTCATAACGTGTCCAGCCCTGATACCCACAAGCAGTCAGGATTAGCGCAAGTGCCCAAGCCAACCCCGCTGCCGTGAGTTTTCGGACTATTTCCCCGTTAACCCGAAACTCTTATCCTGCGGATTTAACCAGCGCAAGATAACTGGTGCGACCGCTGCGACGCCTGCCATTGCAAGTGTCTTTGGGTCTTGCACACCTGCCATGTATAAGGCCAGTGCTGCTGCCATGAATGATCGTGCCCATGAAGCGATTAAGGCTTTGGCTTTGTCCATTTTTTTGTTTTCTCCTTTGTCGGTTTTTCTCCCGATTTTGGTGTGTCTATTGTTGGAAATTCGCCCTTGTAAGGGACAAACTTAGGAATCCCAAACCCAACAATCTCTTTGCCAACGTTGCGCACCTTCACCATGACCATGCCACCATTTCGCTGGTCGCCTGTGCCACTGGTATTGCCTTCAATCGTCACGCATTGTTTGTCGTCAATTAAGCCAACGACAATTCCAACGTGACTTATACGATCAACGCCGTCATGTGGGAAGTCCATGAAAGCAACATAACCCAACTGCGGCATATTTGACCAACGGTTGATTTCTTTAAATTTATGCGCACCAATTGCAGTGCCCACAACTGAATGAATCTTGACGCCCGCTTGTGCTGCACACCAGTTAACGAAAGAACCGCACCAAGGTAGTCCGTCGGCCTTTGTAAATTTGCCGTATTTGGTGAGGTTGTCGCCTTCCTCAATTGTGCCAATTTCAGCCTTTGCAATTTCAATGAACGCAGCTGAAGTGCCTTGTGGATAGGTCATAACCCAAGTGCCGTTTTAAGGTCTGCGAGAGATAAACCAACGCTTGCCAATTTTTCGTCAATTGTTGGTTCAACTGATTCAGGCACATTATGGGCTTCAATGGCGTCGTCGGCTTCTTTTTGAGTTTCGCACCCTGACACATAAAAACCGTCGTCACGCGTGTATAGGTTGAAACCTGTTGCAGTCAAAAACAATTGACTGTTCACTGCTTTTGTTGGTGTCTTAATTTTAAATTCCTTCATTTTAAGCCCCCAAGTAAGTTGCTGACATGATAAACCACATGTTCACTGTTTCAGTATTGTTTTGCTGATAGCCCATTTCAATGTAATCTCCAGCGGTTAAAGTTAGGACTGCTGAGGCGTTGCCTTGTGGGTCGCCATTACCGCGCCAAATGTTACCTTCGCGATAACCTTGCGCAATTTGTGAACCATTCAAATAAAGATAAATGATTGAATAAGAACCGACCGAACCAAGAGCATTATTATAAAATGCATTTACATAATACTTTCCACCTTTGCCCGTTGGAATTGTAATTCGACTGTTGTTTGTAGAATTGTCGTGGAATGAGTTTGTATCGTAATTTTCAGAAGTAAAGCCCACGGTATAAAGTGCGCCGTTTGTTAATGACGTAGATGTGTTAGTGCGAGTTACTGAACAACCGACAAAAGTTGGTGTGGTTGAAACTGTTGTCCAAGCCATGCCAGTTGCAGCAGTTGAATCAGCAGTGAGCAATTGCCCATTTGTGCCAACCGCAAGGCGGCTAAAAGTGTCAGCTGCAGTGCCAGCAATTAAATCACCCTTAGCGTCAATTGCCGTGGCCATGGAATTTGTGATTGTTACGTCACCCGAAGTGCCACCGCCTGAAATGCCAGTGCCCGCGGTAACGCTTGAAATATCGCCCGCTTCGCTTGACCATGCTGGGACGCCACCAACAACCGCGAGAACCTGACCAGTTGTGCCAATTGGCAAACGCGTGTTTGTGTTTGCCGTGGCTGATGAATAAACAATGTCGCCTAGTGTTGTTCCTGGTTGCAATGCCTTCAAACGTGTGTCAACGCCTTGCAGCGCAATGTCAAAATCGGCTGGAAGGTCAGTAACCAAGTCCGTTGACGTTGGTAACACAAAGCCGTAATTTGTTGTTGGATTTGCCATGTTGTCTCCTTATCAGACCACTATTGTCGCATTTTCCCAGTCAAGCGTTGGCGACACGCCCGACCAAGTAAATGCTGCTGAAATTTCGTCCCATTGAAGTGCCTGCAACGAATACGCCACGGGTGACACAAGCAATGAAACCGAAACTTGGTTGTAAGAAGCCTGAAACGACCACCCCTCGACAAATCCTTGAAAGATTCCACCCATGTTTGAAGGTAGGTCGTTGATTGCCACCGCTTGACCCATAAACGTGCCAATAAGGTCGTCGCGGTCTGCGTCGTCCAATTCAGGGTTTGTTAGGTCAAATGTGATTTCACTAAAAATTGCCTGCGGGTCTTTGCGAAGTGCCAAATAAAAATCGGCTTGGTCTTCAGCGTCGGTGGCGTTGTGAAGTGTTGTTGTGATGATCTGTGCAAGTGTTCCGTATGTCAAAATTGAAATTGCGTCACTGGCAGATTTTTCAGCACTGCTTGTTGCACCATACTTGATTGTTACGTCGTTACGTACGTCCCCTGCACGGGTTTCCGTGCGTAGTCCAGCTGCACGCGCTTGGTTTGCCGTAAGTTGAACGTAGCCATTAGTCTGAAGGTACAAACTGCGGTGCAATGCTGAGGCGTATGAAATGCGACCTTGCGCGTCCTCATAAATATAACCAAGACCTGATGTGGCAAGTGCTGAAACCAGTGAATAAACGTCAGTCCTACTTGAAGAACGCGCCGCCAATTCATAGTCCCCAGGTTGGTCAATCTCCCCAAGTCCTATGTTTTCAGCAGTTGCCCAAGTTTCTGTTGGATTATAAGTTGCCCAAGTCAATGCCCCCGGCACTTCAGCCCAAGTGTTTAAAAGTAAATCTGAAAGGATTGTGTAAATTTGATTGCCGTCAAAATCTTTGGAAAGTACGCCGTTGGTCAACGACTTTGGCAACCGCGCCAACGCACCAAGCGCGGTGATTGAGTAAGTCTGCGTGAAAGTTGTCGAACCTACTTCACGCACTTCCAAGCCAATATCAACTACATTGCCACCAAAAATTGCAACAAATGTTCCTGAGGTGTCTTTGACGGAAACACCAATTGTTGAGTTAATTGACACGGGAATGGTTGTTTGTGCAAGGTCAATCAACTGAAGATTGACGTAACCCGCCTGCGCTTGCTCATAGATATTTGTCCGACCGCTACGAATAACCAAGTTTGCCAAAACTGCGTCGGTGTATTCAACGCCGTCAATCTCGACCAGCCAAATGGGATTCCATTGCGTCATTAGATTGCCACAAGCGCGGTTGCACCACCAGTGCCGCGGTAGTAGGAATTATTTAAAGTTTCAACAATGGTTCGCGCCGTGCCCTCTTTGTCAATTGCCCCGTTGACCGTAATGCTGATACGCGCTGCGTTCTGTGAATCGGTGAATCCACCGCCCCCAGCAGCTGCCAACCGTGCTGCATTTTGTGAATCAGTAAATCCACCACCAGCAATTGCCGCTGCAACGCTTGACCCAGCCCGTGCGGCTGCTGCTACACCGCCACCAGTCATTCCGCCTGACCCACCACTTGCCGTGCCTGACCCACCACTTGAAAACGTACTTGAACCGCCACCACTAATTGCCCCCGGTGCGCCCCCTGTGGCAAATGATGATCCACCGCCAATCTTCGGAATTGTTGGAACGTCCTTGCCCCATTGAACTGCGTTGTAACCCTTGATAATCAAGTTGATTCCGTCAATGGCGGTGTTCAATAAAGGTTTAATTGCAGCCAATACCCGTGCAATGATTGTGATTACCACCTCAGCAATGTCGCCAACAATTTTCATTGCCCCACCAATTGCAGTGCCAATCAACGGCGCAACAAATTTGACAACGTCCCAAAATGCTGAAAATTCGTCCTTGCTATTCATCACCGCTGTTTTGACATTGTCAAAAATTGCTTTCATGCCTTCAAAAATTGGTTGCACTGTTTTCTTAATTGTTGAACCCACGTCGCTGATTACCTTGCCAAAACCCTCACCCTCAGTCAGACTGAAAGCCTTGGAAAATGCGTTGATTGCTGGAAGTGCATTGTCGTTGATGAATGTCATAAGTTTTTCAAGTATTGGCAACAAGGCAAACCCAATTGTCTCTTTGGCTTCGTCAAATGCCACTTGCATGCGGGCAATTCGTCCAGCATAAGTGTCTGCGTTAGCAGCGGCCGCGCCGCCAAATAAATCGGAAAGACGACCTTGCACCTGTGTAAAACTCATGGTCTTTAATTCAGCAGCTGATAGACCGATTCCTAATTTGCCTAGTGCAGCACTGTTGCCGTCATAAGCCTTGCCCAAGGCGTTGGCGACTGTTTCCAGCGGCTTACCTGTTGCCGTCGAAATATCCAGCGCGGTTGTAAGTAAATCTTGCGCCTTTGTAATGTCCCCAGTTGAACGCACCAAGCGTCCCAAGGCTGGGCGCAACTGATCGTCAGCCACACCCGTGGCAAGTGACATTTTAAGAATGGATTGTTCGGTCGCCGCAATTTGGGAATTCGTTGCCCCTGTGGCGTTCTCTAAGGCAAGGGCTAACTGTGTCTGCGCCTGTTCGTCGGCGACGGCTGCTTTGACCCCGTCAATGCCTATTTTGACCGCATAAGCGGCTGCGGCAGCGGCGGCAGCAACAAACGCTGCGCCAATCATTTTGCCAGCCTTGCCCATTTTGTCGCCAAATGTGTCAACGTCTTGGCTTGCAGATTTCAGCGATTTGTTGAGATTGTCAACGTCACCAAGAATGGAAAGTTTGAGCGTGCGACTACCAGCCATTAGTCATACTCCTTTACTATCTTAGAAAACGATTCTTCCCAGCGACGAACAATTTCAGGCTGAACACTGCGAAGCGTTGGATAAATAAACCAACCCCGCGACCCGCGACCTTCACGACCTGACCACACTGGAAATTGCTTTAAACGGTTTGAACCAAATTCAGCACCGCCCCAAAGTTGTTGCGTTGTTCCGCCACCACTTAGTTTTTGGGCGGCAAAACCAAAACTGATTTCGCCAATTTTTGAAGATTTGGAAACCCTTGAACCTGCTGCAACACGATCGTCCAGCAAATTCCTAGAACGTCCCGCTGCGTCAACAATTTTGCCACGAACCCAATCAGCAAGTTGTGAAGTTTGTTGTTTTGCTTGGGCGGTTGCAACTTCGTCCATGGCTTTAAAGGAACGGACAATGGCACGCAATTCAGCCTTGTCGTAAGCGATTGCGTCACTTGCCATTTGCCCGTCCTTCCAAGATTTCCAACACTGTCAGAATGTCTTCAGCTGCTTCGAATTCGCTGGGCGATAACCCTGTTGCTAGGGCTAACTCCCAAACTACTCTGGCAAGGCTTCCGACTGGGTGGCTTTTGGGTTTGCTTCACCGACAATGACTTCAGAAATTGTTTCAGTCCAAATGTCAATCGGTTTTACTGGCTTGCCCGCTGCCTCACGCTTCATGG